GTAGTTGTTGCTCATAGCAACCCACCCTTCTATTCGTTGATTAGTCGCAAGCCACAAGTCAATTCGGGGAAATTGGTTGGCTCTTGCTACCAGACTTATACACCCCACGGGGCTGGTCTATCCGTGTAGGGAATCTATTTAGAACTGACCTGCTGAGGAACCTCTACGCAAGTATGTGGTTGATAATCCTGCTGCACCTACACCAGATGAACCCTGGAATTGTGCTTCTTCAGTAGCAACTAATTTTTCTTTCTTTCGTTTAGCAGATGCTAAGCCTTTAAAGGTTGCAGATTCTGCATCTGCTTGAGTATATCTAGTGCCAGTCTCAGAATATATGTCACCAAGTTTAGCGGCGGTAGGTAATTCTTGTGCAATAGTTGAGTAACCAGCCTGTGCTTGTTCTCTATTAATACCAAATCTAGCCAAGTCTTCAGCACTTGTAGCAGTTGCTGTTAATCCTTGACCAAGTGCTGCGCCACCAATTTCAGCAGAAACAGCCTTCTCTTTAAGATTTACTAAAGCCTTCTTAGGGTCTAGGAAATACTGAACAAGGTCTGCTTCACCAATGCCATAGAATTGTTGGAATGCATTCTTAGTTGCTGGGTCAGCCATCTTAACTCTATCTACTGCGGTAGATACTCTTTCAGTAAATTCAACAGCAGATATATCAGCACCAATAACATCAGCCATTGCTGATTGTTTAATACTTTTATCTACACCAAAATAACTTTCAAGACCATATGATTTAAGAGTTTTAGTATAATCATCTTCTAGGGTTAGGTATTCAGCCTCAGTCAATACATTTAAACCAGCAGAACGCCTTAATTCATTTCCTCTAAATCTTGTAATATAAGCCTTGTTATATCTTGGGTCAGTCTTTAAGGCAAGGGTAGCCTCTTCTGGCTCATACCCTTCCTTCATTAAAGTTTCTATAACTGAACTTAAATCACCTAAACCATATTGAGAAAATACTTGCTTAAGTATTGCAAAAGCATTTCTAGTATCTTTATCTATATCAACATTTTTATTACCACTAGCATCTCCACCAGTATTTACATTAGTATTTACATTAGTATTTCCTTTGGGAGTTACTTGTCCAGTATTTGGATTATATACATAACCAAGGTCCTCATATTGTTTTCTAACTTTTTCTGTTTGAACATCTATACCAGCATAGGCTTTTTCAAATGCTGCTCGTGTTTTTGGGTCAGATATCTGTGAAACTAAACTTCTTGATTCTTCATAAGTAGGTTTAGCAGTAATGGTTGGTAAAGGGACAGCCCCAGTTTTTATTATTTCTTGTGCCTTTGCTAGTCCAGTATCAGCCTGAACGGCTGCAAATGCATCTCTAACCGCTTTTTCTTCTGCGGACATTTTAGATTTTTTAGTTGCCATTATGCTATCAATCCAAAGTTACGAAGAATACTATTGGCATATCCAGCAGCAGTTTCTAAAGCATTTGAAGTAGTACCCCAACGTGGGTCCTTCTTAAGAGCACGTTCAAAATCAGTCAAGTTCATCGCTCCTTTGTTTCCGTTATTCTTAAGTGCCATTTGAATAGTTGGATTTAATGTATCAATCTGTGCTTCAGGTATTTCTAATATCTGCCTCATTGTATATTTGTAGTTAGCAGATAGGTCATCTAAGTCAACATTCTCAGATAAAACATCTGATAGGTTAGAATAAGTAGCCTTAGATACAGCAAGTAGTTTTGCCTGAATTGCTTTAGTATCTTTTTCATTATTCTTTAATCCACTTGATACATACCGCAAAGCATCTTTATTAGATAAGGTTACTCCGTAACTCTTAGCATAGGCTAATACGTTATTAACATCTTGAGCAGCCTTGCTACCACCTTTTAATATTACATCAATGTCAGAACCATCAAGTGCCTTACCAGCAATATTACGTTGTAGTTGTAATATGTCTTCAGCATCTAATCGAAATTCTCCAGTAGTTACTTGTGAAGTACCACCAGAATCTGTTTCTTTAGTAGTAGTAACTTGAGCATTCTTTTTTTCTAACGCTCTTAGTTGTTTGTAATATTTTTTCTGTTCTTCATCTGTAGCGCCTCTACCTACATACTCTATAAAAAATCTATTTAGGTCAGATTCTGCTTCATCTACTTTAGTTACAAATTCATCGTAAGATACTTTAGGTCCAGTTATGCTTGAATCTTTAAGGTCTTCTTGTACAAATTTAAAGAAAGATTTTGGGTTAATATTTTTATTTTGTTCTAAATCATTTACCATTGTTTTGGTATGTTTTTGCAAAGCATAAGCCAAGGCTTGGCCAAAACTAGTACTAGTAGTATCAAGTCTGTCATAATCAACTTGAGGAATTCTAAGACCAGCACCTCTTAGGTCATCAAATAAACCTTTTAATCCACGTGGAGATTTAATAGAATCTTCTATAACTCTTTTTCTTACTCCATCAAAATTAGATGTAGAGGGCGCATAATCATTAACAAGTTGGCCAGGCTTATCTTTCATAAATAATGGAACTTTAGTTTGAGGTCCTATGTAAATATACTGTTGAACCTGACTATCACCTTCGGTGCCACTAACCCAACTACCACCATTATCTGGGTCAACTGTTACCTTTAAACCCTTAGCATTAACATCTTTTACAAACTCATTATCACCCTCATATGGCTTAATGCCAGGAGTACCACCATCTGCAGTTGTTTGTGCATCTTCTAATGCTTTAATTTCTGTTTCTAGTTTTGTGGCTTTATCTCTTTCAAGAGTTTCTTCTGCTTTTTTTAATTGTTTCTTTTTATCTTCAATTTCTTTAGTTCTTTTTTCTTTGGTTTCAGCATCTTTTATATTAGTCAATTGAGTATCAATTAATTTTATTTCGGCAAGACGTGCGGTAACTTGAGCATCTAATCTGCTTAGTTCAGCCTTTGCTACGTTGTATCTTTTAACAGCACTTGGCCTATCATCGTCATCCCAAATAGCCATATCCCTACGTTGCAAATCCATACTTGCAGCATCACGAGAATTTAATGCTTTAAGACCTCTTTGTTTGTCTCTTAAATCACGTTCTGTTAATTCAGCCATTAGTATCCTTTGTATGCTTTAGCGGTATAGGTATCACGGGAGTAGTAACCAAGAATTGATTTAAAGATTGCTCTGCTTGCTTCCGTTAAGATAGCATCTCCAGAACTTAAACTTGCAATTAAGTTTTCTAATTCATCTCTAAAACTTCTTTTAATATCAGCAAAATTATCTGCCTCACGAATTGAAGCATCATTAGATAAAGACACAAACTGACGAATTCTTGATGTAGCCATTGCTAGTCTTTGACGTGTTCCAACTGGCATACTAATAGATGAATCTTTAATCATCTCTTCAAGGTTAGACAACATATTTAATTCTGTTGCTACCTCATTACCACCAGCCACAAGGGTTGCTTCTAGTAATGGATTAGATGCTTTAAGTAATGCACGTCTTCTTGTTGAGTCAGCAATCTTTGCTTGACGAGCACTAATACTAGGTGTTGACTTTAAGAATTCTTTTTCTTCTTTACCAATATCATAGTAAGCCTGTTTATCTTTAGCCACCAAAACATCTAGATAGTATCTTTCTAAAGATTTATCTTCTAGTAATCCTGCTGCTTCTAGATAAGCATAGGTTGGAGCATCAAACTCTCCCGTATGCGGGGCTAGTATCCATGCTGCTTCGCCATACTTTTTAACATTAGTTTCGTTTTGTATAGCCCATGATTTAACAGCCTTAGTCTTTTGAATAACTACATTGGTCTGCTTTTCATTACGAGCAACGGTATAGATTAACTTACCTGGATTCTTACCAACGAATGTAGCAACTGCTAACTCATATGGGTCTTGAATATCACCCTTATATTTCTGAGTTACTGCATTTACTAAGTCATAAAACTCTGGACGCAATCCAGTTATACCCACCTCTTTAAGGTAGTCTGGAACGTTAATACTCTCCTGCATAGATGGTGCTATTGGAGAGAACAATCCAATAATAGAACGCATTACAACCACATTGTGAGCAGATATTCTAATTTGTTTTAGGTAGTTATACTTGTCTTCTGCTGTTGCATTAGGACCTAAGTACTTAGCCATTTGCTCATCGGTATTAAAGGCTTGATTATAAGCAATAGCCTGCATTGCTGCAGTTGATTCTTGCCTATCCTTTTCATCTTTAGGTACAAAGGAATATAACTTCTGTAATGATGAGGGAACTAAAGCACGCATTACCGTCATACCATCGCCTATATCACCCAATGCATAGTTATCTAATTCTTCAGATAACTCTTTTGTTGCTGGTACTTTACCTAGTAAAGCCTTCATAGTAAGTACGCTTAATGCACCAATTGGTCCTGAAAGAGTAGGCATACCAGCATCTGGGCTGAATGAAGGGTTAGCCAAAGTTAATCTAAATGTAAATTCATTAAACTTTGGTTGTTTAAAACTTTCCTCGCCTGGTCCTAAAGCACGAACCGCTTTATCTACAACACCAAATATAACATTATCTGTTGGCATCATGATATATGGTTCGCCATTGTTATCTTTATATACACCGCCAGCAGCCTCTAGACCAAGATGCATCAATCGCATACGGTATAGAACTCTTGGTGCTACATCTTTTAGACGATAAACTCTGCGCCAAAAATCCTCAGTAGCACGGTAGTAACGACCAGTATTACGAACCGCTACAGCAAAATTAGTTCTAACATTAGGGTTATCAACAAACTTTAATATTTCATCTGCTGCTTCTTGAACAGATATTTCTGTTATAAGTTTCTGAGCATGCTGTCTTGTATCTTCAAGAATCTCGCCCTGAACTTTTTCTCCAATGACTTTACCTTTATCTTTATATTCGGCTAACTTATCAAGATAAAGTTTTCTAGCCATTTGTTTTTCCGCTTCAGCATACTTCTTGCGAACATCTAAGTATTTAATCATTACTATTGGCTGACGTAAGATACCAGTTACTTGGTTATCCATTAATTCCATCATATTATTACCAAGTTTTTGATAAGCATTTTCCATATCAGAAATTCCTGGTCCTTCAAGGGTGGTAAATAGTTTACCTTTAGGTTGGAATCCTTTAGTTAATTCTTCAAACTCTTCAAAGGTTATACCCTGTGCTGCTGTTTGGGCTTTACTACCTATAGTTTTTCCAGACTCAATTTCTTGTCTTGCTAAATCATCATAACCAGATTTAAACCTATTGAATAATGCTTCGTTAAAGTTATCTGCACTACCATGAAAAGTCTGACGCATATCTAAAAGAATACGGTCTATTAAAACTTCAGCAATTTCCATATCATCTAGTCCCTGTAGACGTAGAGCACTAGTATGGGCTGTCATACCCAAGAAACTCTTTAATGCTTCTGCATCTTTAACTGAGTGTGTAATTTTTACACCCAATGTAGGTATAATATCTTCATCAAATCTAGTTAATAAATCTGTATTTTTTGATAGACCTACTTGTTCTAGTAAAGAGATTTTAGCACCAGAATAATCTCTTGCTGTTCTTAATCCATTACTTAATACAAAACTACCAACTGGATTAAAATAAAAATCTTCGGCAATACCCTTATTGTTTCTAGTATTACCATAGAAACGTTGAACAAAGTTTTCAAAGTGGACCAAAGATACACCACGACCAGCAAGGGCTTGAAGTGAATCTAACTTTTCTGTGTCTATTCTTCTACCAGTTTTACCTTGAACCAAGTCTGGGAAAAGACCTATGGCTACATCTAAATTACTCATGTCAACTAATTGCTCGGCTACTTCAGCAGACTGTCTTCCAACAAGGCTTGCACCTGCAGCAATAGACCTAGTGCCTGCTGTTAGGTATTGTGAATTTAAAGTTAATGCTTGAATTAATAACTGAACTTCTTCGTCATTTAATTTACCTTTAAGTTTTTCTGCTCTAGATAAAGGTCCTTTTTTAGGCTTGCCAGTTACCTCATCTATTCCACGATTTAATGCTTGTGTAATATATTCAGCCTGAGCAAACTTACGCTCTAAAGATGATAACTCTTCAGGTAGTTTTTCATTTCTTGCAGCATAATCTGCAATTATTTTTAATCTTGCGTCTTTGTCATACATATCTGCAGGAGTAGGTCTGCGTAATTTTCTAGCAATCTTTACTCTTAACTGCTCACCACTCTTAGAACCTGAGTATGCTGCTGCAATCCTACCCATTCTATGACCTTTGCGGTCTATGTATTGTAATAAATCTTTAGCAGGGGCTGTAAGGTAGTAAATAAAACCTTCATCAATAGCGCTTCGTATACCCAAACGTGGGAAGAGTGTAAAGATGGACCAAAAATTAACTATTCCAGTTGATAATGCACTGCTAGTAGCACCCTGAAATAGACCAGAAATTAATTTACCCTTGTTTGCTTCATAGGCATACTGTGCTAACTCTTGATAATCAAGGGTAGATATAGCACCACGCTCTTGCGATGGATGAATAATGCCCATTGAATCAAATTTTGTTACGTTATCTTCTAATTTAATGCCAGACTTAGATACAATGTCTTCAAATCCTATTGGAACATTTAGTTTCTCAGTTACTGCAACACCAACCGAAGTACCATACTTTGCATCAAGAGTATTCTTTATATATAAGGCACCCTTTTCGGTTCCTTCAATTCCCAAACGTTGCATAATTGCAACATCAAGGCTGCGAAGCATAGCAACTTGGTCGTTTGCATCAGAGTTAATAAATTTAACAGTTAAAGCCTCTGATAAATCCTTTGGTAATACTTGACGTGCAGTATTTCTAAAAACATCTGCACTCTTAATTGACTGGCTTCTATCGGTAACATTAAGTTTAATCTCTTGATTTTGTGGAGTGCGTGCTAAAAGAAGAGAAACACGTTCTTTAAGGTTTTTACGGCTAAATCTTGTAAAGTCTATTATTTCTGAACCTATTAAATCAGCCTCACGAGTAGAGCCTGCCTTAACAAGAGACTTAGATATTTCCTCAACTGACTGAGCAATTTCTTTAGTAGTACCAGATGAAGGATTTAAGAAATTACTTAATGCCTTTTGAGCACCAAAAGTTAGTCTACGTTGATTACGTGCAGTTGCTATACCATTGCGGAAGAATTGAGCACCGCTAACCCTACCAGCCATAAACATGGAAAGATTTTCAACATTGGAAAAAACTGTTTGAGCACGACTAGCATTAACAACATTGTTTCTTTCTAAAAAATCAATAGCCTCATCATTGTTGTAGCCAGGAAAACGTCTTTTAATATCATTACGTATTCCAATTTTAGCAATTGTATCTGTTTCATCATTAAGTCTTTTAACAGCAGGACCAAGTTGGTCATCCCATAATTTAACTACATCTTTATTATCCTGAAATATATCTTTAACTCCAGCAACACCAAACTGCTCAATAGTTTTACGCATTTGAGTACCAGTTTGATTCTTAAGACCAAACGCTGCTGCTTTAAGAACGGCAGTTGCTCCACCAGTCATCCAAGTTAATGGGTCGGCAGCAATTTGATATATAAAATCTATAGGACCAGAAACACCTTGAACTCCAGTTGCACGTGCTACATCTCTACCTGGAGATACTTGTGCATTCTTAACGCCATCCATTACTTGTTGGAATGACTCTGGATTATTGTATGCTTCTTCTAAAGCATCTAATAATTTTTCATTTATTTGACCACCAGCACTGGCAATAATCTCACCTGGTTTTTTACCAGCAATTAAACCTTTTGCTATCTCTACTTTTTCAACACCAAAGTAATCTGCAGCCTCATTTAATGAAGTTTGGTCATAAACTCTACGACCATCCCAAGCATCACTAAATGACTCTTTGGTAAATAAACCTTCACCCTGTGAAGCCTGACGTGCTAGCAAATAAGGTGTATTGATTACTCTATTAAAAACACCAGCAGTTTTAAATAATAAAACTAATGGACTCTTAAGAACATTAAACCCAGTCTTAATTGCTCCAGTAAGATAATTGCTAGCCCCTGGTTCTGCTAGTTGATAATCTGATTCTGGAAATAAAAACTTTAATTTTTCTTGTGCACTGGGGTCTAAGTTATTAAACTCTTTACGAGCATCATCAATTCTTAATGTATTTAATTTTTTGTTTTTTTCAACAGTCCAACTAAACTGCTCTAGTTGCCCACCTTGGTCCATAGGTATATTTGCTGCTTTAGCAGCAGCATAAAGATTTGGGCTAGCCTTGGCTACTATTGGATTAAGACGATATGCCATTAGTATCCTTCGTCAGTTAGACTTCTGTATATTAACTCAGCCTCACCAGATGGGTCATATTGAATTAAATTTCTAATTACTTCTTGAATTGTATATGATGAATTAGGTAGTCTTGGCTTTACCTCTGAACCAGCACCTGCTCCTATATCAACTCCAGTAGTAATGGGTTCTGAAGGACGTGCAGTAGGGGCTAACAATGGTGTTGGCATCTCCATTTGCGGTACAGGATTGCCAGCCATAGGTGCTGCTACTTGGTTGTCGTAATTCTGTTGTCCTTGTCCGTATGGTAGTCCTGCCATGTAGGTTGCGGGTTGTGTTGGACCCCCGTCAGTACGTTGACTAAGAGCGCCAGGGCCTGATACTGGGGCTGGGTTATTCGGTTTTCTATATCCACCTTGCTCCATCATTGACATAATATCTCCTACTTAGTAAATTGTGTTTTAACATTTGCAGTACCACCGCACCACACATTGTATTCAATTGCTATATTGATTGCTTTCTTTGCCGCACCAGATGCTTTAGCATGAGTTTTAGTTTCAGACTCTAGTACTGCTAACGCACCAAGGGCTAAGGTTCCACCAGAACCTATTGCATATAAACCTTTGTCATCTCGCATATATCCATAGTCATCACTAACTTGATATAACCTACCATTAAAACAAACTAATGCATCCCAACCTGAATCATCATCATTCTTTGTTTTAGGTGTTGGGTCGTATCCGCCATCTATTATGGTTTGCTTCATAGATGGTAATACTCTAATCATCATAAATCTATCTGGGTCTTGCGTCTTGATTACCTTTGGTGGTTGCCATAGGTTATTAAGAATATCTCCTACAATTGCATCACCTGCAACTGCAATTAGATACTCACCAATCTTGACTATCTTGTCGCATCCCTTGGCTACATATGGTCTGTCTTGATATGAGGTTACAGTATCTGCGCCTAATACAGCCCAGCCTTTACCTTGTATTCCAACTATTGCTGTCATTGTCCCCCACCTTAGTTATCTTCTTACTACTGTCCTTGCACTAGCACTTGCCCTACCACCTGCACTTAGACTAGATAAAAGACTTTGCAATCCACCACCTTGTGGTGGTTGTGAAGGTAAGCCTCCTACTGGACCTGCGGGAGCAGGGGACGTTTGCTCAACCATTTGTTCGGTACCAGCAGGAGGTAATTCTGGGGTAAAGATATCTTCAATCGCATCTTCAATTGATATTCCCTTTTGACGGGCTTTAATTACTTGTGCGATTTTCTTTACGATATCAGATGCATCCCCACCTGATGCTGCTAGTTGTGGAATTGCTTGTGTGTATGCCTGTAGTGAACCTACTAATGCATTACGCATTTCTTCCACTTCAATTTTTTCTTGTTCTTGGGTTACGTTAATACCAAATGGTAGTTCACGCATAGCCATATCTTTAGAAATTAATTTACCGCCAAGTGCTTGTAGCATGAAGATAAGTCCCTGTGCTGGGTTAAGACCAGCAAGCATGCCATAACGAACATCGGCTGAGTAGTCACCCTTAATATCTTTTGAAGGTGTGTACTCTAAAGAGTACGGAGAACCAGCATCAACACCACGAATTGTTTTAACAAAATTAAATAATGTTTCATCCATCTCGAAACAGACAGAGATAACATCTTTAAGAGCAGAAGCAAAGATTGCTTGGGCTGATTTAACCTGTGTATCAAAGCCACCCATAAGCGCTTGAACGCCTTGTCCCGTGACTATTGATGCATCTATGTTTCCAGTTCTTGATTCTGGATAACGTGTACCAGTACGCAACTCATTAAGTAATACTTGTTGCTCAGTGAACGCACCTGGTGGAATATTTAAATCTACACGGCGCACACCTGCTGGTGAGTTGGTGCGGATGATTGCATCTCCACCCAACTGTAGTTCTTGAACATCGCCTGGTACAACAATTGGTGCCTGTACTGATTTCTCTGCTGCTTCCATCGCAAGTAATGCGAACCTATTACGAAGTAGTTGGATACCTAGTACGTCATCAAATTGACCACGCATCTCACCGTCTAGTGATGGACGCTTTGCCACCACAACTTGCATTTTACCAAGTGGGTTTTTGACTTGAGATAAAACTAGATTATTCCGTGATGGAATAAAGATGGTTGATTGGTCTTTATCGTAATAACGAATAAGGTCAATACGTGCATCTAGGTTCTGCTCATAACGGTCAGCACCTAATAGTTGAATCTCAAACTCAGGATACTGTGCAACCAGTTCCGCAAGTGTAAGTGAGTATTTCTTTGCAAAGGCAATACAACGTCCGTAGCGGTCAAACTCTGGGTAAGCCCCAATCGGACTTTCTATTCGGATACGTGGTAGCCCTGCTTCTTCGTCTAATTCAACAATGAATGGGACGAAACCAAATGTGATGTATTGGTCTGCACCTTGATACATCTGTACTTGTAAATCTGAATTACTAAAATAATTTGTTGCAATACGTGTGCGCTTGTCAGCAAAGACTCTTGCTCTATCTGATACTTGATTTGCTGCAGAACAATTTACTGCTGGCAGTGGAGCCATTACCTCTGATAGGTCACGAGCAACAATGTCAATAAAGTTTGCTACTACGTTAGCGTCTACACCCTCTGGAAAAAACTCAGGGTATACCTGTGATATCTGTCCTTTACGCACAGCAAGTACATCTAGTTGTCTACGGTCTCGGTCTACTGAACGTGAACGTAAAGATTCTACTCTTGCAGATATTTGGCTTACTGATAACAATTATTTGCCTTTCTTAAGATACTTATTTGTATCTATCGGCTTTCCAGTTTTTCTTTCAATTTCTTTAAATGTTTTTTTCTTAAGTTTTGCAATAAATTCAGGAGAGGCTCTACCACCACGCTCTGCTAATTCTTTTTCTCTTTTAGCCTCAGCACCACGAATTTGATAAGTCTTTTGCTTGTTAGTTAATTTCTTAACACCCTTGATTATTTTTTTAGGATTAGCCATTATCTACTACGTCTATTTCTTTTTTCTACTTGCTTAACTTTCTTTTCTGCTGTTTTAATTTCTCGTAATGCTTTAATAACTCTACGGTCTGCTTCTTGTTGTTGCACTTTAAAAGCAAGTGGATTTACTCCACCAGTATTATAATCACGCTTACCTACTTCACGTAAAATACTAGTTTCTAATTTTGATAAAGGCTTTGGACGTGGCTCACGCTCTTCTATCTTAGAACTAGATTTTAAACCTGCTGGACGATTCTTAGGTCCAGGTGGATTAATTGGTCCAGTATATTTTTTACCTTTACGTTCAGGAACACCAGTTCCTTCTCTAACTGCTCTATTAATTCTTTCTTGATAAATACTACGCTTGCCAGGAGGTGGTGTAATTTTTTTAACAGAAAGGTCTCTAGGAACTTTTGTTGGTCTAGTTGGAATAGTTCCGCCAGAACGTTTAAGAGCACTCATGCCACCAATAGGTTTACGTGCTTCTCTAGCAACCTCACGGGCTTCTCCACGAGGAATCTTTGCTACTTTTTTCTTAGCAATATCAGCAAGACGTTTCTTAGCAATGATGCTTGCAATCTTTGAGACAGCCATTATCTACCCATATTCTTATAAGTCTTACCTACAAACCTTGAACCCTTTTTAACAATACCACCTACTGCACGAGTGGCTTTAGCCCATGGCACTGCATACATAGCAGCATCTCCTATGGTTTTAGGAATAAACAAATCGGAAAGTACTGGAGCAACTGGAGATGTTTTAGATTTTTTAAAAGCACCAGGTGCCATCTTCTTAGACTTAGCCATTACTTCATACCCTTTGGCCAGTTAACTTTACTTCCCATACTTCCACCACGGACACGATTGGGGCGAGCAGGCTTTGAAAGTTTAAGCGCATTTTCTGTACTTATTCCAAAAGTGCCACTCTTTTTACCTGTATCCTTTGCAAATTGATTATATGCTTCGTCCCAATATTGATAATTCTTTTTTTCTTTATCATGTAAAACACTTTTAGAACCAGATTTAATTTTATTAGCAGCCTTAAGTCCACGCTTGTTTGCATTAGATGCAGATTTCTTTGCTGCTGCTTTCTTAACTGCTTTAACTAACTTGATTGGATTTGCCATAGTGCGTCCTTATCCGTATTGTTCGGCCCATTGTTCTGAAAAGGCTTCATCTAGGTTGATTGTGTATCTTTGTGCTGACTGTGCTCTAGTTGTCCATCTGTTAGATGAAAACTTTTGCAAATGATTTGTTTGCTGCATGAACTCCCGTGCTCTAAGCACAGCAAACCATAACGCCATAACGCAGTCAGTCTTGCCCCTGCTATTAGGTTTCCAAGTTATCAACTGCTGAGTAAGGGACTTAAGTCCTTCAGAGTCAGTAGTAGATGGTAGTTCAATCATATTATTCTTTTGGAACTTCTCTTCTCGCATGGTTCCAAATAGGGTAGACATAGATGCTACACCGAATGCTGCGTCCCACTTATTTTTGTTAGTAACATGAGATTCAAGTCTTACACCATACATACCAAGCCATTGCCGCAAGTCATCATCTAATGAGTATGCCTTCTGGTGGGCGTTGATTTCTACTCTAAATTCTTGTGGCTTGTATTTCAATACAAGTTCTTCTATCGTACTTCGAATTTTTTGGGGAGTAGGTTCTGCCATGTTCACGCAGTCTAAAACATATATCCTAGAATCTATTCTGTTGTAAGTGATTACAACAAATGCTGCGTGGGCTTTATCTCCCATGGCAGGGTCAAATCCAATAATTGTGTAACCTTCTACCGCAGTCGGATGTCCCACGCCGCCTTGGCGCAATGGACCTTTTCTGCGTTGACCGTTGGTACTACCTTGCACCAAAGCGGGTGGGAAGATGGAATCTTCTTCGACATCCTCCTGCTGATATACCAAGGCCCATGTTGATGGTGTTACCTCACTACGTCTTCTCTTTAATGCTAAGCCATCCCATTTCGGGAAGAGTCCTTCTTCGTCAGGTTCTTCAGAATCCCCATCCCAAGGAACATCCGATTTAGGCCAGAGCGTCTTCCAGTCTTTAGGGTCTTCCGAATACTCAAGAACAGCAGGCATGCCCATATAAGTAAAAGGGCTTTTACCACCAGACCAGTGCTTGGTCTCACGGAGTTCTTTGTAGAAGTCTTGCGCTGCAATTCGTGTCCCTACGATTAGTAACTTACCATTTTTACCCAGACGGGTAATAACTTCTTTTTGTAGCCAGTTGATTTGCTTTTCCCATTCATGGGCGTTGGCTGTTGTAATACAGTCATCAAGAATGATGAGGTCAGCACGTGCTCCATAAATCTGCCCACCCATACCAAGTGCTTGGATGGTGGGGTCCTTCTCGCTAGAATTTCTAGCATCGCTCCCAAGGTAAACGGTGTCAACTCGCCAAGTGTCTGAATCTTCTTTCCAACCACCTTCAGGGCCAAAAGTTGTTTGCAACTTTAACCAGCGTGGATGGGAGAGTCTCTGCTTGATGGCGTACACGAATTCACGTGCCTTGACCAGCGTTTTAGAAACCACGATAATGCGGATATTTGGATTGAGAGCGATACGGTATGTGGAGTAGTTTACGGTGACTACGGTACTCTTGGCGTGCTCAGGTGGCACGTTAACCAATAGACGGGCTGGGTCACCCTTTTCGTAAACCATACTAGGGTGGAGCCACGAAGGCTCTCTATCCTCTAGTAAGTCAATCCAATCTTGATGGTGTGGAAATAATCTTTGATTTAAGAATATCTCAGAAAACTGGGGGAAATCTATTTCCTCTTTTGGGATACCTAGGGCTGCTAAAGAAGCATCCTTTGCGGTGGCTTTAGCCTCTGTCAGGTCGGCTGCAAATTTTTTGTCCCTGAGCATCCAGATTCTGACGGTGTCTGGTTTCTTGCCACACATCTCCATAGCCTTATGGACAGAGTGGCCTTCGGCCACCAAGGCTAGAACTTTAGCCTTTGCTCCTGCCATAGCAAGAGATTTAGGGTTAGTACCCCCCTTTTCAAAACTCATAGTCCTGTCCCGTTTTCATTAGTTGTAACAGTTCTTAAGTACAGTCTGTAACGCAAGTCCCCCAAGGACTTGCTACTGTTAAAAACAGAAACAGTCTCTATACTGTTTAATCCGTCCAAAGGCCTAAAACGGACACTTTTATTTAAAGTATTTTTTTATTAGCCCAAAAATCAGTATAAAATAGGACAAAAGGATACTGGTATGGGGGATATACCTTGTACGGGAAAATCTTTATTGCTGATACATATACTACTTCTACTCTCCATTAATCACTCTGGGGTCAATACGACTCAGCCTACATCACATACAGGACCTGGTTGTCCTGATTAGAGAGACGCTGAGCGGATAGCAGTCTTCGGCGCAGGCCATTAGTAAATGGGCGCCTCAGTTAATAATAAATTTCGTGCTGACATGGCAGTAAAGCCCATGGAAAGACTGGGCTTGACAGCCATGTAATGTGGGACTTGTTGTTAGTAAATAACTAATAACCGCATGGGATTTTCCCCTGCGCTTAGTGCTAGGGGAAAAGTCCCCTAGTGTAAAGGAGATAATCATGAATAAGTTCTCATTTGAGAATGCCCGTGTTAACAAGGTCTGGGATAACAAGAACCGTTTTAATCTTGGTATCCTTGACAGCAGAGCAGTTGCTCAACCAGACGGTTCCTACCAATCCGTCTTCGTTGCTTCCCGCATCGTGACTACTGCTAACCCTGACCACCTTGAGTTCATCCGCAAAAATCTTGTGGATACCTCAGACGCAGTGGTCAACATCAGTGGTTACATGGAAACCAAGGCTGGCAAAAAGCCTGGCACTTGGTATGACAACCTCGTAATCACAGACATCGCACTGGCCTAATAAACCAGCCTGATGACATCATTTGCTTTGTCATCTTCTACGCAGTCCTTCTCATGCTCACACGAGAATCCAGCCACTTGGTTGGATACTCGTGATGAGTATTGCGTAGAATGTAATCTACTTCAAGAAGGTTCTAGTGTGGAACACGCACTAAACTTTCAACAGATTAATAGGAGTGAGCAGGAGTCAGAACCTGCTCAATCCGTTAACACACCTGATGAGAAAGGGTATGGCCATCAATGGACTAACCGTGATGGCGAATACCTAGAAGGTGTATACGATATAACCAATCGTCTTCCCAGTTGGTTATTCCTTGGCAAACATGTCTTCCCTATGTTTGAACCAGATGAGATGACTGCTTATCTGGCTCTTCCATCATGGGCAGTGGTATGTAATAGGTGCCACTACCAAATCAATAAGTATATGGGATGTCTAACTTGTGAAGTATGTATCACAACATACTCATGGTCTGGCATACCATTTAACTACAAAATAGTATGACAAATGGCAAGGTGGGGTTATTGCCTCACCTTGCTACCAAAAATTTTTTTATTTTGCGGGACCGCAAAGTAGGTTCATTGGATAACTACGAGTCGAACAGGAGTATGTATGTATCTAGATACAGGAACAATGATAGGTATTATGATAGCCCTTATTGCTAGCATCTTGACCATTGGATATAGCATCTATATAATCAAGACACAGAACGAAATCATTCAGCGCATGAGTGATGTATCTGCAACCAGACGCAAGATGGAAAGGTAGATAGCAATGAGAACAGAACAAGAACTACTTAGAATCAAAGAAGCATTTGCCCTATCAACAATGGACATGCTTGATGTATTTGACGAGTTGCTTGCAACAGGCAGGCTATATGTAAACGATGAGCCAACAGTTAATGACCTCGCCAAAAATCAGGATGAATCCAATGCTTGACGAGGATACTCCCCAATGGGAGCACACCGTTTGGATTCTAGCCAAAGTTAGGTGCCGAACCACACATATAAATATAGATACAGCAGGTGACGAAGCCCTTGATGACCCATCAGAGTGGCATGTGTTAGAGTTTGATAAGGGTGTTAAGCACAGCCAAGAGATTGTAAGGGTGAAATGATTGAACAAATCTTTGCAAGTTCATACCTCACAACGACACAATCCTGGACATTCTTATTACTCTTTGGATATATCACATGGAGGTTTATTAGATGAAGAGATTGTTAGCAGGGTATTTAAGTTGGCTACTAGCGTTCTTATCAATACCATTCTTTCCCAGTCCAGCATACGCAGTAGCAGTAGCAACACAATTGCAAAACAACTGCATAGACACATCTACCTGGACACCACGAGTAGCCAAGGCATACGCCAAAGCCTTGATGAAATGGGAGTACCCACATTGGAACAGGTCTGAATACACAGCACTAGCAAAACTTTGGGGTAAAGAATCTGCCTGGAAACACACAGCAGATAACCCTGAGTCTACTGCTGGTGGAATCCCACAAATATTAGGGCTTGACCCTAAGACACCAGCCCCGCTTCAGATTGAGCGGGGGCTGGCGTATATCCAACACCGCTACAAGAAACCATCAGTTGCATGGGCACATTGGCGTGCAAATGGGTGGTACTAAACCAACAACTAAAGGAGATATATGGCACGAGGTAATGGCAGGACAATCAATGTAAAATTACCCACAGCAAAGGTAATTACTGCATTGCAACAAGCACTAGCCAAGTTAGAACTTGACTACAAATCACAGGATGAAGCCGAAGTAAAGTATCAAAAGGCTACAGAAAAATGGCGCAAAGATGTTATCAAGTTTGCAATTGATAACATATCAAAAGCAGAAAACATACGCACTACTTATCGTCAATGGAATGGCAATCTTAATGTTGATTTTGATTTAGCAATTAAAGAGAATGCACTTCCAAAAGAACCAGAGCGTGAGTTTGAAATAATGCATGCTAGTACTTACAATGAGATGAAGGAAGAAATGTCAAATGCCATTCGCATCCTTCAACTCACTGATGAGAAAACGGTATCAACATCTACTTACAATTCAATAGCCAGGTATTTGTAACAAGTCGGGCGTCTGCCAATAGGGGCAGCACGCCCTCTAACAAAGGAGATACAGTGATAGATACAGACTATGACCTACTTCGCAGTGAAGTAAAGTCCGAGTTGATTAATCAAGAAGGTAAGTACAATCCAAGTGACCGTGATACTAATGTTCGTATTGTTGAGGACATTCGTAAAGCAATTGACGGTATAGCAGATGGTGTTATACCATCAGCCACACACATAGCAGAAGTAGCAATTGCAACCAATGCTAACCTACAAATCCGTGACTTTATGATGGGTGTTCAACAAGAAAAAGATATCAACTATGTAGGTGAATACATATCATTACTTGGTAATGTTATTGTCAAAGACAAAGCAATCCCATTAGCCACAGTATTTTGTGGATACTTATATCAAACTGAAGACACAGAACTAGCCAAAGAAATGTTGGTTGATATACTAACTCTTGACCCAGAGTATCCATTAGCAAAACTATTAAGCCGAGTATTCTTGGCTGAGTGGCCAGCAAATGAGTTTGCTAAAATGGCACAACAACTACACTCTAAAGTTGTTGATACTATCTACGCAATAGATACTGAGGAAGTAACCAATGACAACTGATACTCTCATACACGGAGCCGTACGCAAGAGCGCATGGCACAAAGCAGGCGTAGCAGTAGAGGCTACATCAGCCAGTGAGGTAGCCAGTCAAGCAGGATTAGACTGGTCAGTATCATTGCATGATATCGAGGCTAACTATCAAGTGCCAGGTAACGAATCAGTTAATCGTATACCAATTGATAACAAGAAAGCAGTTATTAAAACCATGCCAACAGGTGAGACATCAGCCATTGGCGTAGTAGGTAACCGCTATAAAGTATTTCAGAATGCAGAAATCTTTGGTGCATTAGATAACTTAATTGATTCTAGTGGACTTAGATACGCAGCCGCAGGTGAGTATGATGGTGGTGCAAAAGTCTGGATGCTAATGGAAACTCCAATGGAGATGACCATTGCAGATGACCCGCACTCAGCCTTCTTACTAGCCAGGACTAGCCACGATGGCAGCAGTTCAGTCATAATTAAACCAGTGATTGAGCGTTTGTTTTGTATGAATCAAATCAATAAGATATACAAGAACAATAACAAGTATACTTACAGTTTAAATCATACAAGCAATGCAATGCTATCAGTGTCAGAGATTGCCAACATCATACGATTAACCTATGATATGGCTAATGATTACACCGCATTGGCAGATACATTACTTGATAGAAAAGCAAGTCATGAGCATGCTAAAAATTATTTCAAGCGTGTGTTCCCACTACCTAGTAAGATAGAGGAAGCACCGTATCATTTGTTATCAACAGGTGAGAAGAAACAATTTACCAATGCAATCAATGCTAGAACTAAATCATTTGATATCTATGCTACCTCTCCTACACAGGAGAACATACGGGACACAGAGTTCGGTATGTGGCATGCAGTTATAGAATGGGCTGACTACAACGCTAAGGGTAAGAACTTAGCAGTTAGCACAATGGCTGGCCGTAATGATAGTATTAAAACTAAAGCCCTAGAATTACTAGGCGTTTAGAATAGGAGATAGAATGACAATGTACTATACAGAACTAGATGGTACTGAACCAACAGTATCTACACAGGTAGGTGGTATTAAGTATACCTTTACCAATGAATCGCTTACTAAATTAATAGAAGAAAAAGAACAACTTAAAATAGAACTAGCACAACTTGAACGCAAGTTTAGAAGTGCTCGCTTTGATGTAAGAGAATTCTTTCAATCTAGATATGAAACAGATAGTGATGAGATTGTATGTGAAGTAGACGATGTTAATAATTTACTTATAAACCTAGAAACTGAAGCGTTAACTAGGTCTTGGTCAGCAACAGTCACTATCACAGCCACAGTTACAGGTATAGAAGCACCTAATGCAGAAGCAGCCCAAGAAATTCTTGATGATGCTTTTGAGGTTAACCTAACGGTTGATGGTGATGTATGGGTAGATGATGTATCAATTGAATCAGTACACGCTGAATCATAATGTGATACACTAATCTTGGGTGCCCTGGTTTCGGCTATCTCCTTTCTCAGGGCAACCCATAAAAGGAGAACATGACACAAGAAATAGATAGAGATAGATACGGCAGACCATTGATAGTGCCACCCAAAGGTGGCAAACCAGTGGCCTATACACGAGCAACTACAATAGCCAATTCATTAGATGATGCATCAGCATTAGTAGCATGGAAAATGCGGATGGCTGCGATAGGTTTAACAACCAGACCAGATATATTATTATCTATTACTGCAGCACAAGAAGATAAGATGGCAGTTAACTCTTTGATTGAAGATGCTATGCAAGTAGCAGGCGCAAACAAAGCAGCCAACATAGGTACAGCAATCCATTCATTTGCTGAACGATTAGATTTAGGACAAGACTTAGGTGTAGTACCAGATGAATGGGCACCAGATATAAAAGCATATGAACATGCAACTAAGATTCTCAACAATAAGTTCATCGAACAGTTTAGTGTGTTAGACAAATACAATATTGCTGGCACACCAGACAGAGTTGTTGAGTATAAAGGCGAGTTATTTATTGCAGATATTAAGACTGGTCGCATAGACCATCCAAGTAATATCGCAATACAGTTAGCAATCTATGCTAACGGCTTGCCGTATGATGGTGCCACGGCAACCCGTGGTACATGGGGCGAAGTAAACAAAGATAAGGCAATCATTATCCATCTACCCGCAGGAACAGGCACGTGCAAGTTAGTGTGGATAGATATTAAAGAAGGCTGGAAAGGTTTACAATTAGCCATGAAAGCAAGAAAGTGGAGAGACCAGAAAGGTTTAACCACTTCATTTGAATAGGAGAAAAATGAGTAGCACTGAAGCACCAATCAGTATCAATCTCAAAACAGCAGGAGGCACACAGATAACTCTGCGTGCAGAAACAGCAGACCAATTTGCTGACATGATTGCACAGGGTATACATGTTATAACCGATGCAGTTACTGAAGTAGAACTAGCAGTCAAAGGGACATCAGCAAACAAGCCGATGTCAGTAGCAGACATTGCCTCTAGTTTCAATGCAAACATAGCATCCACAGAATCAGGTGGAGAAGAAACAGTAGAAGATAAATGGGGTAACACTTGGGTATACAACAAGCCAGGTGCACCATCATGTGAACGTGGTGTCATGGTTCTTAAGTATGGCAAAGCACAGGCAACTGGCAAACCATACAAAGCATTCTATGACCCAGCAGCAGGTCCTCGTTGGACTGGGCCAAAAGTTCCAACAGAACTACGTACTAAGCCAATCTTTGCTTAGTATTTTATAGTAAATGGGGGCTGAGTCGTGGTGCCAGCCCCCATCTACAGTAAAGGAAAACAATGAAAACATTAATTAGAAGTGTTAACAATACAAATGTAGGTGGCGAACCTTTACCTGCCGTCTTTAAAGTATTTGAAAATGCAGGAATGATATTACGTAGAGCAGAGGTAACGGTAATAGCAGGCACCCCAGGTGCAGGTAAGTCATCAATTGCCTTAGCAATTGCAGCCAAAACTAAACTGCCAACTCTTTACTTTAGTGCAGATACCAATGCACACACCATGGCAATGAGATTGATTGCTATGACTGGTAACATCAGCCAGCAACAAGCAGAACAACTAATTAAACGTCAGCCAGAAAAAGCAAAAGAAGTATTAGCCAATGGTAATCATTTGTTTTGGTGCTTTGAATCCAGCCCAACACTAAAAGATTTAGATGAAGAAGTATCAGCATTTGAAACCATTTGGGGCAAGAGCCCAGCACTTATAGTTGTAGATAATCTTATGGACATAGCAATGGATGGACACGATGAGTTCGGTGGTATGCGTGCAGCCATGAAAGAACTTAAGTATCTAGCCAGAGATACAAACGCAGCACTACTTGTATTGCACCATACCAAAGAAGGATATGAAGGTAGTCCGTGTCAGCCAAGGTCGTCAATCCAAGGGCTAGTCAATCAGATACCAGCAATGGTATTAACTATTGGTCAAATGAAACAAGCAGATATGAATTACTTATGCGTTGCTGCAGTTAAGAATCGCTATGGCAAGGCTGACCAAACAGGTAACAACTATGTTACTCTTGCATTCAACCCAGAATCTATGTATCTAGATGATGTTATGATTCGTTATATGCCACAGCAACAGGAGTTTGAATGAGCAATCCACGCAAAGCAAAGGGTTCCAGCGCAGAAAGAGATGTAGTTAATTGGTTAAAGAAATGGTACCCATATGTAGAGCGTAGGATTGCAGGTGCACACTTAGATAAAGGAGACATAGCAGGAGTTAATGGTGTAGTTATAGAGGTAAAAAACCACAGAAAGTTAGACCTATCCGCATGGGTAAAAGAACTAGAAGTAGAAATTCAAAATGATAAAGCATGGACAGGTGTAGTCATACACAAACGAACAGGTAAAGGAGATGTAGGAGAATGGTATGCAACGATGCCAGCAAAAATATGGATAGAATTAATTAGGAAGATTAATGGACAAACATGATGTATCTGCCTACTTAGCACACGTAGGCGCCACCCTGCCAGCAGTGGGGCATGGTTGGCGCAAGATGAAGTGCCCATTTCACGGAGATAAACACGCATCATCAGCCGTTAACTACGAAGAAAATAGATTCAAATGTTTTGGTTGTGAAGCACAAGGTGATGTATATGATTTAATAATGTATAAAGAAGGAGGTAATTATATTGAGGCTATCAAATTCGCAGAGAGCATATCTCTTGCAGGCAACAGACCAGTACGCAAAGGACCTGCATCTGGCAACAGAGTATCTTTCAACTCGGCATCTATCGGTAGAAGAGGGCAGAAGTTTTAGCCTAGGTGTAGTAGCAAACCCATTGCCAGGACACGAGGTATATAAAAATAGGTTAGCAATCCCTTACATAACACCATCAGGTGTGGTTGATATCAGGTTTAGAAGCATGAACAATCACGAAGACCCTAAGTATATGGGTGTACCTGGGGCTAAGACTACAATGTTTAATGCACAGATAGTATTAACAGCAGGTAGTTATGTATGTGTAACTGAAGGTGAGTTAGATACAGTAGTGCTATCAGTTAAGACAGGTCATCCATCAGTTGGTATACCTGGAGTTAATAACTGGAGGCCATACTATGCAAAGATACTAGATGATTTTGAAACAGTAATTGTATTAGCAGATGGTGACAACGCTGGCTTAGAGTTTGGTAAGAGACTAAGCAGAGAACTACATAATGTTAATCTCTTACAAATGCCAGAAGGACACGATGTTAACAGTATCATTGTGCAAGAAGGAAAGGAGTGGATAGATGAGCGAATTCGAAAATGCTTGGGCAACTGACGAAGATTTTTGGGAGTTTGTTGGAGACAATAGAAAGTTAGTTGGCATAGCAATATCAAATGGTCAAGGACTAGACATTCTTAATGCACTTAAAGATATCTATACAACAATAGAAAAAGAACCAGAGAGTGCTATGCGTATGCTTACACTACTGGGTACAGTTATATATGCCAGCAGCATAGGTGAAGGTAAACAATTTACAGATGAGATACAAGTAGTATCAGCAATGGAACAATTCGATAGCAGTATGAAGGAGATGTTAGATGAAGAATCCAAATGATGTTGATGTAATACTCAACGAACTGCGTAGTATTATGATGAAGAAGCAGGAAGATTACGGACCTTTAAATATAGCCCTTGCCCCTGGCGGTGCTATGAATGGGCTGAGGGTTAGGATGTATGACAAACTGGCTAGGCTAAATAACATGGCTGGTAAGGACGCCACGCCCAATTTTGAATCAATAGAAGATACCCTTATAGACCTGGCTAACTATGCAATAATAGGACTATTGGTACAAAGAGGACAGTGGGAAGGCATTAACTAACGAATGAATCAAGAGTGGGTACAAGAGTATGATTTGCTTGTGTCTACGCTTGGCATGGAGTATTCCAGAAAATATTCTATAGTTGAACCTTCAGATATAAAACAGATTTTATGGATGTGGTTTGTTACCCATCCAAATAAATATACAGAATGGTCCAAGTTACCACCCAAAGATAAAGAAAAACTAATTGCAAAGTCATTGCGTAATGCTGCTCTTAAATATTGTGAGCAAGAAAAAGCCCGTAAGTTTGGTTACGATATGGTTGACCTGTACTACTATGACCCATCAGTTATCGAAGCATTTTTGCCATCTATCCTGGCGGATAGTTATGAGATACCTAGTAAAATACAAGACCTTAACTTTAAGTTTGGTAAATCAGGAGAAGTAACAGACGGAAACAATTGGTTAGTTCTCAGGTCAGATATAGAAAAAGCATTCAACAAGTTAGCAGAGGCTAAACAAAATATTTTAAGGCTAAAATTTACAACAGATAACTACGAGTGGAATGACTTAGCCAAAGAATTAAACACATCTGCTGATGGTGCACGCAAGAGAGTTAGCCGTGCAATTAACTCTTTGATTAGAGTACTGGGTGGATGGCGTACTTACAACGATACAGATAACTTAGAGGCTAAAGAAGAAGAAGAAGAAGATGACACAAGAGCCTAAAGAAATAAAAGATTTATTTAAAAAAGATTACAGCAATGCTATGGACCTACGTGGTAATCCCATTGGAGATATATGTGTATGTGGTTCACAATTATTTACAGCAATAGTAGCCTTTGAATCTGGCGAGATAGCATTTTACTTTTTAGATGGTGAGTGTGTAGACTGTGGCTCATTGGTAACTCTACCCACACCAATAGATGATATAGGAATGGATTGTATGTAATGCCCTACTATGATTTTGAGTGCAAGATATGTACTAAAGTAGAAGAAACAAATGATTCTGCTGCACCATTCTGTGACTCTTGCGGAAATCTTATGACTCGTATATGGTCCTCTACACCAGTACATTTTAAAGGAAGTGGCTTCTACTCAACAGGAGGATAAGATTAAAAGACTACGTCATCTATTTTGTTTTAATTATATGTGGAAAGTAATAGACCCAAGTAAATCTTTATGGCATCTTAAGTGTACTAGGTGTGGTTATCAAGAGGTGATTAATCTTGATTGATTACCCAACATGGAAAGATATACCAGCATGCACTGGTATTGATGTAGAGATATTCTTTACCGAAGAAAGAGGTAACTATCCACACTTTGATTATATTAAAAAGATGTGCAACACTTGCCCAGTACGAGTCCAATGCCATACTTATGCAATAGACAATCTAGTGCAAGGAATATGGGCAGGAACTACCATGGAAGAAAGGAATAAATACAGAAGTAAGCACGGGATAGTTGGTAAAACAGTTGTTCCTATGTCTGTATTTAATAGTAACTATGAGTAAACTATCTGACTTTGATTTAGACTTATCAGTTGGGCACGAAGGGGAATCCCTAGTCAATCAACTACTTACCAATGGTAAAACCATTGAGGTTAAGACAGACCTTAAATGGAAGAACACAGGCAACCTATATATAGAAACAGTATGTTGGTCACATAACAATGAAGAGTGGTATCCATCTGGTATCTCTGCAACTAAGGCTGCATATTGGGCGTTTGTATTAGAAGGAACTGTATTAATAGTACCTATAGAACATCTTAAGCATGCCTTAACTTTGTATGGACACCCAATTACATGTAACATACCACCCAATCCGTCAAAGGGTTATCTGATACGACCAGATAAAATCCTGCAAGTAATACAAGAGTTGGCTAAGTAGAAGGGGACTGCTTAGAAAACAAAAAAGACCCCCGCTCCAGTAGTAATACTGGGCGGGGGATTCTTTTATTTATAACTACTCGCTTCCACGGCCAAACTGTGTGGCTGATGGGTCTAACCATTTAAGAACTGGGCCTGCAAGTCCTGCTAGTGCTGCTGCACCTAGTTGCTTAGGGTCTGTAATTCCAGTTACATACAGTGCAACTACCGCTGCTGCTGATGCTCGGAACCAACTTATTACTACCTGCTTGAACTGTTCGTTCATTTATTGCTCCTTTATTTGGTATTACTATGCACCTTACAACAGGTACAAACTAGAGGTTTTACTATTGGATAAGGTTTCTTTGCTGGTATTGGTGTAATAGATGCAACCAATGTTGCTAATGGATTAGGTTGATTCATCCACCAAAACCAAGGTGATGTGTCATTTGCTGACCCATCATTAATAGAAATATGCAAATGTTTATTATGTTGATTGCTACCAGTGTATTTACGGTTGCCTTCTTTAGCCTTTTCTTTAGACCAAATCTTTCCCTGAAATATTAGGTACTTAACCCTTGCATCTTCTTTTAACTTTTCAAATATTTCAACACAGTCAATGCCATTCTTAGGGTCATGGGTTAAATCAACTGCATACCCTGTGTTATGGTCAGAGGTTGGGCTTGCTTTAAGATGAGCAGCAGATGGTAGTAAACCATCTGATAGTTTATTTCTTGTTGGTTTAATTGCTGTTGCTTGACGTAGTACTGCTATTGCAGCAGGTGTCGCTTTCTTTGCATTCATATTGACATCCATCCCTGATATTCAGCCTCTGGATTATCCATCAGCCATTGTTGTCTTAATTTATTCTGGTGTTCCCAATCAATATCGTTACTCATCGTTAGAGTTTCGCAATGGATAAGTGATAGCCCAGACTATTAAGGTTAATATAATTGCATAACCAACTACAGTCTTAGCAGAGCCAGTCAATACAACCCAAGCAATAAACATACCTAGCAAGGTCCATAGTTGTTGGACCATATCTTTTAGTACTTTCAAGGTTTTCTCCTTTTGTATAACTTAATGTTGTCATTTGATGGCAGGCTAGTACCTCCACTTATAGGTGTAGGTGTGGCTGTTCTAGCAGCGGAAGTTACGGCTACTGCATTAACAGCAGCCTGAGTAGCAATAACGGAAGCAATGATTGTATTCTCTGATTCTGTTCTTTCTTCTTCAGACATATCAGCACCTATGTTTGACAGAGCAGTAAGTACCTCTGCTGGATTATCAAAAATTGCAGAGATTAACTCTGCTGGATTCTCTAATAACTGTAGGGCTACTACCGTGCCAGCCTCAAGCACTACACCATTGTCTAATTGAACTGGTGTTTCAGGTGCAAGGGTTTCTAATTCAACTTCATTTGCCTGTACAACTTCTTCTACAGGTGGTGCTTCTTCTTCAACAGGTGGCTCTTGTTCTTCCATAGGTAACTCTTCAGCCTCTACAGGTGGTTCCTCAACTGGAATAGGTGGTTCTTCCACTTCCTCAGGGGGTTCCTCAGCCTCTATAGGAGGCTCTTCTGCCTCTACTGGAGGCTCTTCAGCCTCAATGGGTGGTTCTTCTACTTCTGCTGGAGGCTCAGGCTCTACAGCAAGGGGAGGAATAACAATTGCAGGGGGTTCAGGTGCTACAACAGGAGGCTCAGGAGCAGGGATTGGTGCTACTGGAGTACTGGTATCTACTGTTGCTGTAGTTCCATCAACTGTTGAAGTGTTAGTATCAACTACTACAGTACTTGTATCAACTACTACTGTACCTGTATCAACCACAACAGTAGAGGTATCTCTAGGTGGTATCAAGTTACTACTTAAAGTATAAGTTCCTATTGGTCTTTGACCACCAACTACATAGTCATAAGATGTAGCACGGATTGTATAGGTGTCAGCATTTAATACACCACTAAGTGCAGATGCAAAATAATTATTTTCAGAGTTATGGTTGCTATCATCATCACCCCTTATGGGGTTAGCGGTAGTGCTATCAGCAACGCCACGATATAACCATAGCCAAGAATCTACCCAAGACACACGCTCTACTGTTACTGAGTCAACTACTTCAAATCGTGGTCCAGTAGTAGTAGTAATTGTGTAGGCTGTTGTTGTATCTACTTGAACTACTACATCTACATAGGCAGTTGTAGCATCAAGATTAATGATTACATCTTCGGCACTAGCAGGAGTTGGTATAAAGAGTAGGCTAATCCCTATTACTAAGGAGTAAATAAATTTGGTCAATACGGGTTTCCAATCGGGTAATGCGTCCCTCTAGGTTATGTCCCCCGTTGCCATCAGGTTTAAGTTCTGACAGATAATGTTTTACTAACCATCTAATTGAACCAGCAAAACTGGCTACAATAGTTGCGACTGCTACCGCTAAGCCAGCCCAATCTGTGCTACTCATTATACGGTCCTAATCGTAATCTCAATTACGCCTCCGAATCCATCAAACCTTCTGTCTGGTGGAGTCATGCGAGTAAATAAGATTTGTTCAATAATTACTTGACGAGTTTCGCCAGTAGTTAGGTCTTGCCAGGTAACAACATCGCCACCTTCTTCTATGTTTTCTAATATTTGTAATCTTTGTAAGGCTGAACCTTCATAGCCAGATATTACATTGTATCTATCTGTCTCTATATCAAAACAATAAACAGGAAACTTTAAGTTTCTTTGTCTAGGCGTAGCAATAGTAGCCTTGGCCTGATAACCCTTAAATATAGGACCAGTTGATGTAGTACTTGAATCACGATTAAATGTAAATTTATATGCTACATATTCTTGTGCAATTTGAGGCTGAGATGTAGTTACCTCAACAGCAGTTACTCCTGCTTCATAGGTAATGTGGTCGTATGGAACATCATTTTTATCTATAGTTGCTAGCGTTAATGAACCTTTAGTAAAGTCACCACGTGCTAATAGACGCTTAAAATTCTTAGGCTCAAGGGTGCCATATCTAATATAACCTGTAGTTATATAACCAGTTGTGGCTAAGACTGAGGTTGATTGAATAGCAATACCATTGCTACCTGATGTAGTAAATGCTATCTGATTTGAGTTACCTACAAAATTTACAGTAGTAGCGTAGCCAGTAGCCCCATCTAGGTAGGTATCTTTGGCGTAAGCAAATCGTAATGTCTCAAGTTCGTTACCTAAATCAATTCTATATAGCCCAGCATAACCATTAATAGAACCAGTTACCCACGCAAACCTATCTCTAAATGCAAAATCTAACCCAGTATTGGCTGCTTCAATAATTAATGGACCATAAGATAGGTCTCCATTAGTATCTGATATCGTAGCAACACGGACACCTTTGTTAGTACCGATTAATAGATATCCTAAATAAGATTCAATTTTATGGGGATACTCACCGCTAGGTAGTTGTGCTGCAACTATACCTGATGTAAGAGTTGGCATAACGCCAGCAGTACTTAAAGTAAACTTATAAATAGCACCACTAGTACCAGAATAACCAGCAACATAGATAGCAGAGCCACCCTCTGATATAGATGTCCAAGTCCAGTCAGCATTAGGATGCGTGTAGGTAGCAGTAGGTAAAGTGTGGGTAGAACCTTTAGCATTAGTTAATTCATAAATAGATGCACCAATACCAGCAACTAATCGTTGCTTAACCCAACCTAATACAACATCGTCCTCACCAGTATTGTAATAACGAGAGTAACCTGCAGTAGGTGTAGCAATAGGACCTGTATAGATATGGTCATTGTCTGCTATAAAAAGATGAGAACCATCTGTTGCAATATCAAGGATTGCAGTATCTAAAGGTGTTCCTATACTAGTTACATGTGTATAAGCAACTGCAGTACCAGCAGATGTGTAGTTATTAATAGTTGTACTTGTTGGAATCCAGCCAAGCAGTTTATCTGTAGAACCATCTACAATAGATAAAGATTTATATACACCGCTAGTTACACCGCTAAGATTGGCTGTTTCTTTAAGTAAGGTAACCTCACCTTTAGTCCAGACATCTACATTGTTACTATCTGTAAATCTATGTGAGACTATCTCACCAGCAGATGGGTCATAGAACTTAATACCAGTACCATTATGAAAGGATGATTGGCTTCTTAGCCACCAGCCTGTAAGTGATTGCTCACCTGGCTCTTGGTTATTATCAAATTGTTCTTTACGGTATGGCGCAGTCTGT